CAGCAGCGCGGCAACGACCAGGCGCTGTTCGGCATCGGCCATGGCGCAGCGAGCGTGGATCGCATGCAACGCCGTTCCGCTCTGGATGAGGATCGGGACAATCGAAAGCGCGCGCTGGACGACGAGTCGCGTGGTGAGGACGGTAAGGTCATCGAGTCGGAGCGCTACAGAGCCCGGCTGGCCGAGCTCGATGCATTCCATGAACAGTCACTGCAACGCGAGGCAGAGTTCCAGGAGAACAAGAAGGCATACCAGTCCGATTGGAAGAACGGCGCAATGCGGGCGTTCGAGGACTATGCCGATGCCGCGGCCAATGCCGCCGAGTTGAGCCACGGCGTCTTCAGTAATGCATTGGGCGGGTTGGAAGACAGTCTGGTCAAGTTTGCCCAGACCGGAAAGCTGTCCTTCTCCGACCTCGCCGACTCGATCATCGCCGATCTGGCGCGCGTGGCAGCCAAACAGATGGTCAGTGGGCTGATCAGTTCGATCGGGCAGATGTTCGGGCCGAAGATCACCGGCTTTTCCATCGGCGGGTACACGGGCCCAGGGGGCAAGTACGAGCCGGCCGGCATCGTCCACAAGGGCGAGGGCGTGCTCAGCCAGGAAGACATGGCTGCGCTCGGCGGCCCATCGGCATTCTTCGCCCTGCGCACTTCGCTGCGAACCGGCAATGGCCTGTCCGGTGGTGATAGCGGGGGTTATGTGCAGGTACCGATCGCCCGTGCCGGCGAGGGTGGGATGAATGTGGAAATCAACAACTACGGCGAAAGCCGGGTCAACACCCGGGAAGAGCGGCAGCGCATGCCCGATGGCAGCGAAGTACGGCGGCTGGTGATCGACATCGTGGGCGACAGCCTCAACGGTGGTGAGCTGGGCGCCATTGGACGGGCCCGATACGGATGGACGGAGGCAGTGGGATGAGCAGTTGGCCAGAATATGCAGAAATCCGCTTTGCGGATTACGGCGAGGAGATCGTCGCTTCGGAAGAGCGGACCGAGATGGAGCGCGGCCCCAGCAAGATGCGCGCGCTCAACAGCCGGGTGATGAAGAACGTGTACGCCTCGGTGCAGTTCCGCACCGCGGCTGACGCCGAGGCATTCGAAGCGTGGTACCTGCACGATGTCGGTCGCGTCGGCTGGTTCACGATGGAGCACCCGCGGACCGGGCAGCCGATCAGCGCCCGCTTCCCGCAGGGCATCGGCCGCCTGGTGCCACTGAACACCCGGTTCCGCTTCTCCAAGCGCGATCTTGTACTGGAGTACATGCGATGAGTTCCTTCCATGAGCGCCGCCAGCGCCTGGCCGACACCCAGGGACCGCTGATGCTGTTGGAAGTGTCGGCGCCGTCGATGCCGGAGGTGTTGCGGATCGTCAACGACAACGTCAACTGGACCAGCAACGGCAAGGAGTTCATTGCCGCACCGTTCGGCTTCCAGCTTCCCGACGATGTCAGTGGACAGGCACCGCGCGCGCAGCTGGTGATCGACAACATCGGCCGCGCACTCACCGAGGACCTGGAAGGGCTTGCCCCCGGAGAGATGGTGACCGCACGGTTGATGCTGACCGATCGCGCCGATCCGGATGCCATCGAGGCCGAGTACGACCTGCCGATGACCCAGGTGTCGGTCAACACGCGCACGGTCAGTGCCCAGTGTGGTGTCGACTTCCTGATGCGCCAGCAGGCCGTGCTGCTGCATGCCAATCCGTTCACGCTGCCGGGAATCTTCTGATGCGCCTGGTCGACGTCGAGCGATGGGTGGGCATCCCCTATGACGAAGCAGCGTGCGACTGCGCCGACCTGGTGATGCAGGTGCAGCGGGCGCTGTTCGCCCGTGAAGTGGCACTGCCCGGACGCCGGCCGCGCGGGCGGCGCGGCTCGGCCGAGCTGGGCGCATTGTCGCGCGCGCAGGCGGTACCTCGCGAGGGCCCTCCACAGGACGGCGACCTGGTACTGATGATCGAACGCGGACAACACAACCCCGGCCACGCCGGGGTTTTCTTTTTCCTGGCTCATGAGGGCTGGGTCTTGCACAGCAACGAAACGAACGGCTGCAGCGTGCTGCACCGCGTTCGTGACCTACCCGGATTTGGGCTGAGGATCGAGGGATACTACGCATGGAACTGACACCACAACCGGCGGTCGACGGCCGCCTCATCATCACCCCGCACCCGGTGCTGCTGGATGGCCAGCGCAACGTGCCGGTCGAACTGCGCCCGGGTGAAAGCCTGTACGCATTCCTCATGCGCCATGTAGACGGGCTCGATGGCCGCGCATGGCAGGTCTGCGTTGACGGGCTGGAGGTGCCGCGCGAGCAGTGGATGCACACGCGACCGCGCCATGGCCAGTTGATCGAAGTGCGCAGCGTGGTGGGCAAGGCGGTGATTCCGCTGGTGGCGATGATCGCGCTGACCTATTTCACCTTCGGCATCGGCACGCTGGTGGCCGGTTCCGCGTGGGGCGCAGGCGCCGTTGCGGGGCTCAGCGCCACCTACGGCACCGCGCTGGCGTCGGCGGTCTATGTTGCCGGCAGCGTGCTGATCAACAAGGTGCTGGGCCCGAAGCCTCCCCGTGCAGGTGGCGGTGGCGGTGTCGCCGACACTGCGTATTCCCTGGCAGCGCCGCGCAACCGTGTGCGCGCCTATGAACCGCTGGGCCTGCTGTTCGGTTCCACGCGCCTCGCTCCGGACCTGATCAGCCGCCCCTATACCTGGTTCGAGGGCGATGAGCAGTACGTCGGCCTGACCCTCAGCCCGGGCATCAACGTTGGCCGGGTGGAGGCCCTGCAGAACGGTGATTCAGCGCTGTCCAGCTACGAAGGCGTGCGCACCTGGTTCCGCGGCTTCCCGCAGATGCCCGACGAAGCGATTCCGCTGTACAGCAACGCGGATGTGATTGAAGGCGCGCAGCTGCTCGATACCGGCAGCGATGCCAAGCACGTGGCCAGCCCGTGGGTGGAGCGCACCAGCTCCGCTGACTCTCTGCGCCTGCAGGTGAACATCGAGTTCCGGCTGTGGGATACCACGTCCAAGGGCAAGGACAAGGACAACCGCGAGCAGATCCAGATCCAGTACCGGCCGGTCGGCTCCGATGCCTGGCAGTCGTTCGGCAATTACAGCGTCGTGGGACGCACGCAGAAGGCGCGCCGCGTCAGCTACGGCCGCGACGTGGAGCTGGGCCAGTACGACGTGCGCGTACGCGTGGCCGGGCAGAACACCGATGGCAGTGGCGCGCAGGCGAATTTCACCTGGACCACGCTGGTCAGCGTGCAGCGCGACGACGCCAGCCATGCCGGCATTCCTGCCATCGGCCTGCAGATGAAGGCGTCCGGCCAGCTCAATGGCACCCCGGATGAGATCCGCTGCGTGGCTCATGCGCGACCGATTCCGGTGTGGAAGGGTGAAGCGGCCGGCTGGGTGACCGAGGAAACCAGCAACCCGGGCGCACAGATCCTGGCCTACGCGCGTGGCATCCATGATGAGAACGGCAAGCGCATCGCCGGCCTGGGCATGGCCGACCGGCGCATCGATATCGAAAGCCTGAAAGCCTTCATGCTGCACTGCGCGGACAACGCGCTGGGCTACGACTACTGGCTGACCGAGGTGCGCAGCCACCAGGCAGTGCTCGACGCCATCGCGCTGGCCGGCTTCGGCCAGGTGACCTGGGCCAAGGGCCGGCTGGGCGTGGCCTGGGCGGCCGATGAGCAGCCCCTGTCCGGCGTGGTCAACATGGCCACGATCAAGAAGGGCCAGTTCCAGGTCGATTACACCCTGGCCAACGCTGCCGACGGCATCGAGTACAGCTACCTGGACCGCCGCACCTGGAAGGCGGCGACGCTGCGCGTGCCGGCGCCGGGCGTGGAGGTGATGCTCAATCCGGCCAAGATCACCGGTGAGGGCGTCAGCTCCGAAGCCCATGCCGCGATGCTGGCGCGTTGGCATCTGGCGCAGAGCGTCTATCAATACAAGTCGATCAGCTACAGCACCGACATCGAGCACCTGGCCTACTCGCGGTTGTCGGTGCTGGCGTTGCAGCACGACCTTACCCAGTGGGGCTTTGGTGGCCGCCTGATCGATGCCGCCGTCGACGCTGCAGGCGTTGCCACGCTGCAACTGGACGAGACGGTCCCGGCACCTTCGCTGGGCAGTGCGTTCATCGGCCTGCGTATTCCAGGCGAGCGTGTCTACCGCGTACTGCGCGTGGTTCCGGGCGCTGAGCCAAGTGACAGGCTGGTGCTGGCCGATCCGTGGCCGGCAGATGCACCGCTGCCGGGCCACAACGACGGCAATCCTGCACACGACACGATCTGGATCTACGACTTCAAGCAGACGCCGGGTACCCGCGTGCGCGTGACCGGCATCCGCCCGGAAGGTGACCTGAAGGGCGCCGCTGTGGAGGTGGTGCAGGAGGGGCCCGAGTTCTGGCACTACGTGCGGACCGGGCAGTATGTGCCGCCGTCGAATGAATCCTCGCTGCAGACCCGGCCGGTGGCCAGCAATCTGAAGGTGGTCGAGCGCCAGGTCAGCCGGGGTGGCAGCGTGCATACCGAACTGCAGGCCAGCTTCGATATCAGTGGACCCACCGGCGAAACGCGGGTCCTGTCCGATCCAGACGGCAATGCCGCGCTGGAGGAAGTGGCACGCACCAGCACGCGATCAGCGAGCTGGGCGATTCCCGGAGCGGGTACCTATCCGGTGGTCGTTCGTCCGTACAGCCCCGATGGCCGTGCCGGCGTTGCCGTGTCCACCCAGTACACCACGCTGGGTGCCGATGCGCCGCCGGTCCTGGTCGATCTGTTCGACATCGAAGAGCTCAGCGGTGGCGTGCGCCGGTATGTGTGGGGCTTCTCCGGCGACACCGTGCAGTCGGCTGATTTCGCCGGCGTGGAAATCCGCTATACCGCCGGCAGTATCGACAACCCGCTGTGGGAGCACATGACCCCGCTGGGCGATGCCGGTGGATTCTTCACCTCCGCAATCGAAGCCGTATTGCCAGAGGCGGGCAGCTGGACGTTTGCGTGCCGCAGTCGCAACACCGCTGGCGTGCTGTCCGTCGGTGCCCGCTACCTGCGACGCTCGCTGGGGCGCAATACCGGGCAGACGCTGGAGGGAATCGGCGGTGTGGTCGAATCGGTCAAGCAGGACCTGGGCAAGGAAATCAACGCCCGCATCGACAGCGACCTGGCCGCCGCCACCCGTGCAGCCGAGGCGCTGCGTAGCGAATCGCTGCGCCTGCAGGACCAGATCACCGCCAGCGCCCAACGACTTGCCGGCCAGGCCGAACGGCTGGACCAGCAGGCGCAGGCGCTCAAGGCGAACACCGATGGCCTGGCGCGCGAAGTGCTGGACCGTGCTGCCGGCGATCTGAATACCCGCACCGAGCTGACCACGGCGGTGACCCGCGAAACCAGCGAGCGCCGGTCGGATGTGGAGAACCTGACCCGCATGGTGAGCCAGCTGTCGGCAGGCAGTGGCGTGCAGTTCGACAGCAAGCGCATCTGGTACTTCGACAGCAGCGTGGAAGGTTGGGGCGCGAATGGCGGCAGTCCAACGCTGGTGGAGGGCTGGCTGCGCCCGGCCAACCATGCCAGCGACGCCTTCGTGACGAGCCCGCGCGGCCAGGATGTCCAGGGCGCGGCGCACCGCTTCGTCAAGCTGCGCATCCGCAAGGTGGGCAGTCCTGCCTGGGACGGGCGCCTGCTGTGGAATGGTCCCGGCCAGTCGTGGGACAACGCACGCATGGTGCAGTTCGCGGAGCCAAGCTATGACAGCAACGGCATCGCGACGCTGGACGTGGACAACATTCCATGGAACGGGACCATCGTCGACCAGATCCGCCTGGATCTGTCCAAGGCGCAGACCGATGCCGACTACTTCCTGCTGGACTGGGTGGCGATCGGTCGCCCGACGCCGGGTGCGTCGGTGGCCATGCTGCAGGACGAAGCCACTGCACGCGTCGCAGCAGACAGCAGCGAAGCGGGCCGGCGCGAGTCGCTGGCCGTGCAGTTGCGCGGCAGCTACGAGGGCGGTGACCTGGCAGGGGTCAGCCAGGGCCTGATCGCGGCCGAGAAGACCGCACGGCTGAGTGGCGACCAGGTCAACGCGCAGTCGATCCAGGCACTCCAGGCACGGATGCCCGCAGGCACCGACGCGCTGGCCACCAGTGCCAGTGTCAGCAGCCTGCAGCAGGCGATGGTGACCGCTGACACCGCGCTGGGGCGGCGCGTGGACAGCCTCGATGCCACGATGGGGGACAAGATCGGATCCAGCGCCTTCAATGCGTTGAAGACCGAAGTCGGGCAGCTCGATGGCCGGGTTACCAGCAGCAGCCAGGACCTGGTGCAGCTGAAGAGTCGCATGGAAGCGGTGATGGGCGCGGGCAGCAACCTCGCGCTCAATGGCGACTTCAACCTGGGCGCTGGCACCGGCTGGACGTTCTTCAACACCACCGCAGCATCGGTGGTGCGCGAGGGCCGCGGCAACAGCCTGTGCTGGAAGGCGGAGCCCTATGCGGGCGGAAGCAATACGGTGGTCAGCGCCGCGGTCAATGAGGGGCGCGTCATCACCCTGACCGCCGGCCGTCGCTATCGAGTGTCGTGCTGGACGCGGACCAGCGAGGACTTCGACGGCACCGCCGACAATACCAAGCTGCGCGTCGCCGACCACAACGGCAACCTGATGGGCGGCGCCACGCAGTCGTTCCCGAAATCGGCGGACTGGGTCAAGACCGAGACCTTCGTGACGTTGCCGCCTACCGGCACGGTGCAGGGCATCAAGGTCACGATCAATCGCAATGGCACGGCCGGCACGTTGTGGCTGGACGATCTGTGGGTGGAGGATGTGACCGATGTCGACGCGAACGCTGCGGCGGTCAGTGGCCTGTCGACCAGGGGGGAACAGATCG